ATAGAAATACGTTATTGCGTAGTTGATATCATACCACTTACCATAGTTCATAACAAGCTGTGTGTTTTGAGCTTTAGTAAATGCATAAGGAGATGCGTCTGCACCGTTATCGCTGAACTTTGTACTGCTTCCAGCGTATATAAGCTTAGCACCTGTTTTTCTAATGAATTCTAATACTTGAAAAGTACCTTGCGTATTATATTCGTGAACTGTATTTACATCTTCAAAGCTTTGTTCAACCCTTGAGTATTCTCCTAAATGATATACGATATCTGGCGTTGTTTCTACAGCGTATTGAATATCAGTTGTAGATGAATAGATATAATCAACTCCATCGATGTGGTTTTTTTCTGAACCAGTGAAGTAATTGTCAAGTGAGGTGACGCTATGCCCGTCTTTATGTAGTCTTTCGCATAGATGACTCCCAATAAAACCTGCACCGCCTGTTACCAATATTTTTTTACATCTCACAGTAAACTTAACCACATAAAAAGACATACGGCAAAACATGTACCGAATACCCCTATCATTACCTTGTCAACTGTCGTAAGAGTTCCACGATCAGTGTTCCTTTGATTTATCGATTTTTTCATAGAATGCCTAGAAACCAATAAATAAACATACAAAATAATCCCGTAAGGGTAAAACCTGCTGTAACCATTAGTATTTCTGAAATCATTATGGTATAGTTAAAAACTTTAATAAGCTAACAAAATCTTTACTTCTTTTTTTAATAAAGTTTATCATTCGCTTTTTAGGTATAACCGCTCCGATGAAATCATCATAATGATAATTCATCCATTCTTTTACGGCAATGTCCCAAGTTAGACCCCGACCTTTTTCTGCCTCTATCCATTTATATGCACGAATTTCATCTTTTACTATACGAGCTACATTGAAGTGGAATTTATTATGCTTAGCTGGGTCAAAGGATACATAGTCCTCGGACTCTAACAAATAATATATAATAGGCTGATCCTTGTCTTCCATTTTATTTATTGTTTTTATCTAGATTATTTTTTATAGCCTTGTCAATCTTGGGTGTTACCAGATTCTTGACGTGACTGTTGTATACGAGAGCGCCGCTTGAACGACCCATGAGTTTTCTTTTAGTTGGATTAGGGGCTCTCAAGTCTGCACCCAGTTTTGTTTTTTTAGCCATACATATTATTATGTGATAAAAAAATTTAAAGTCAAGTAAAAATTAACTTTTTTTTTAAATAAATTATCAACTAAATTTTCAAATTTATAATGTCGTCGTGTAAAATATTATATGTCGAAGAAACTTTCAAAATCTGAAGCAGAAAGAATTATTAAAAAATTCTGCAAACCTCCTTATGACCCAGATGAGTCTAAAATAAAAGAGGCTATGTGGGTAGTTTTGAATGAAAGTGGAGACGAAGGCTTTGAATGGGAAGAGCCAGAAGAAGAGGAAGAAAAGCAAAAAATTACTGAGAATAAAATTGGAGCTGGCCAAACTGCCTCTTCGGCGGGTGGTGGCGCATTAGAGGGAGCTGGTCAATACGTTGGTCAAATAGTAGGCAATGTACAGAGTCTTGGCGCAGCTGGAGCAATAGCAATGAGTTCCGCTACATACTTCCAAGCTGAAACTGTTATTGATTCAACAGAAGAATTTACCGAGATAGTTAGAGAAGTCGAAATTGAGTATGGTCAAACATTTAATAATTACTTTATAGAAAACGCAGCCTACCTTATTGAAAGCATACCAATCATTGAAAATATACCAATGGTGGGTGAGGCATTAGAATCCGCATCTGAAAACTTATTAGAGGTAGCAGATAAAATGGAAACTGTTGAAGACAAGCAAGAAAGAATAGAGACTGAGGAAGCTGCAGAAGAAGCAGAGGCCGAAGCAGAAGCAGAGGCTGAAGCCGCAGAAGAAGCAGAGGCCGAAGCAGAAAAGGAAACCAAAAGGGAACAAGCTAAAGAAGAGAGGGCGGCAAAGAGAGAAGAAAGAGAAGCCGAGAAAGAAGAAAATTCAGAAGAATCAGAGGAAGCCGAATCTGAAGAAAGCGATTCTGATAAAAGCGAAGAATCAGAAGAAGTTGAGGAGCCTGAAGAAACCGAAGAAAGCGAAGAGCCAGAGGAATCAGAAGAGAGCGAAGCTGAAGAAACTGAGGAAAGCGAAGAAGTCGTAGAGGAAGAAGCAGAAGAACCTGTAGAAGAGGAAGCAGAAGAAGAGCCTAAGAAGAAAAAGAAAGGCGGCTTCTTTGGACTATTTGGAGGTGATGACGATGAAGAAGAGTCAGAGCCTGAAGAAGAATCAGAGTCCGAACAAGAAGTTGAAGAAATAGCAGAAGAAGAGTCAGAACCCGAAGCTGAAGATTCTGGTGAAGAGCCCAAAACAGAGCAACCAGAATCAACAGAAACAGGCCAAAAAACTATTGAAGAAGCTTCAGAGGTAGTAGAGGTGGAAGAAGCTCCAGTGGACGAAATAGACCCAATTAAACCGCACTCAGACATAGAGAACGATAATACTGGAGATATATTTGATTTAGACCCCGTAATTACACCAGATGATGGTATTATAGTCTCACCATCTGATCCCTTAACCACATAAAAAAAATGATACAAGAAATAATAGAATTAGCAAAAGGCAATTTATTTAAAATGACAATAGCCACAATCGGTATTTTATCTATCGTGTTCCACATTCTCCCCAAAGGCGAAAGCAAGTCTGGATTTTTCGGCTTAATAGGAGACGCAATTAACTTTGTTAAAAATATATTTAAAAAATGAAAAAACTAATTACATTACTACTATTACTCACGACATCAGCTTTTGCTAGCATTAGCGTAACAAGCGGGTCGAACAGCGATGGCTATACATACGATTTAGACATTACTCTTACGTCTGATCAGTACATCGATGCTGAAGACTTTGACGGTTCTAGTGAGGGTTCGAAAATATATTACCAAATAATAAACGTTATACCATCTGTCACAGGAACGTATTCGTTTGATAACTGGAGTAGTGACTTAAGTGCAAATAATTCAGAAGTAACTGAAACAGAATTGCTATTCTACTTAGATGAACCACAAGGTGGTTATATCACTGACCAACCTTGGGCTTTTAGAACTTCAAGCGGTGGATTTGGTGCAGGACTAGACAATTCAGTCCAAACACCTGATCGCGGAGAAGATTCTTCATACAGCGGTTTCGTTGGTGATCTTACATTAGAAAAAAATGTTAAATACATCGCGCTATTTACCTCATTTGAAGCTGATACGCTTGGAAGTCTGGATGTAAGTGTTATAGGCAATGACCAATTAACTTGGTCCGCAATACCTGAACCATCATCCTATGCGTTACTGGCAGGCTTTGCTGTATTTTTATATATAGCAATAAAACGCAGATAAGTCATGAGATTTTTGTTTTGTGCCGCACTATTAGCGATTACTACCATAGCATATGGCTTAGGAGGCATTAAGTTAACATCGTTTAGTAGAATATTCTACGATGACAATGTATTTATGAGGGCGGCTGGTACGCCCGATCAAACATCAACTTTTTACTTCAGTCAATCACTGGGAATCGACGGTAAGTTCTTTAGAGACTTAATAAATCTAAAGGCTCAACCAGAAATAAGACACAGAAGCGTTGATAATAAAACATTAATATTTGGCAATATTGGTATTAGAAGTAAATATGAAATAACACCAAAACTTATTCTTGACTCTACTAACTCGTTCTCCCATTCAGAAAGAGAACCAAGTGATATTGATGATGACCTAGATGTAACTTACTTTATAAATAAAAGTTCTTACTTGCTAACATGGAAACCTAGACATCTTTTAAAATTAAAAGGGTCTTATGAAAATTATATTAAACGTTGGTCCAAAAACTTACCCGTAGGAGTTGGCAACGAATTAACCAACGGTGACTTTACTAAAGATACATTTACGTTTGGTGCAGAGCAAATTTTTGGTAAACGTTTTATTTTAGAAGTAGTTGGTAGAAAATCGTTCTTAGATTACAAAGGAAGTCGTGGAGCAATTGATACTGATACGTATTATGCACAATTTTCATATATAATGAATCCGTCAACAATCATAAAATTTAATTATGGTATTATCGATGCATTGATAGAAGATCAATATGGGACACTAACTAAATATTCAACCCCTACATACGGTGCCAATATAACATACTTTACCGAAAAAGGTACAGTGATTTTACTAGGAACCGTTTATGAAGTGTTAGATTCATCTGTAGCGTATTGGAACATGAAAGAGAATTTAAAAACATCTCTTATGATAAAATATCCAATCACGCCAAAACTTGAAGTAAACGTAATGGGCGCTCATCTTCTTACATCATACAAAGATATTGGTAATCGGTATGACGCTGGGTTAGAACGTGAAGAAGAAGTGTTTATGTCAAGTATAACTCTTTCTTGGAATTACAACGAAAGCCATTATGCCGAAGTTGGTTATCAAGGATTGCATCTGTTAAATAAAGATGCCGATGTCTTTAAGAATAAAGTATTCTTTGGATATCGTCTTGTATTTTAACTAGAAAAGTTAAGAACTTGGCAATGCGGGATAAGTTACCTGTCCACTTGAATCTACATTATCAGTTAGATCACGAAGCGATTGGCGATATGTTACCCACTCAGTTTTTTTAGAACTACTTAAAGGAGAGTCTGCAAGTTGAGTCCAGTCAGAATCGGAAAGTAATTTATTGCGATTATATCTAATATTATTTTTTACAATTTCTGGTGATTCTGTCCATATTTTTTGATCTAAAGTTTTCAATTGATTATCAATATAAAACATTGTATCAGTAGAAGATTCAAAAGCAGAGGCTTTTGCATCAGAAATAGATATTACTTCTGCGTGGTCGGGATAATCTAAAAAATCACCATCTTGTACTCTGATGATTCGTTTTGTTGAGGTGTTAATTAGGGCGTTTTTCATAATTCGTTGATCCAGTTAAATTTTTGATTGAGTTGTTCTGACAATTGGCGGCCAAGTGTTTCGTGCCAATCTTTATTTAGTGGTTTTATTTCTTGGCGAATAACATGGTCTCCGTACGGGAAACCTACATCATGTTCTTGAGTATATTGTTCTACGTTAGAAGTATTGTGAATGAAAGGCTCCTCTTCAAGATACTTCCATATATTATTCATTACACTTTGTGGATTTTCCGTGAGATCTTCTGCGTGGACAAACATTATTTTGTCACCAAATCTTTGATAAGCTTCATGCAGGCGCTCTATTGCAATGCCAATAGGGGGGCTTTGTAACCAAGCTTGGGCGCGTTTATCAATAGTAGTCCAATCTTGTGGGTTTTTTTGCTCGACAGCATTAAATACTTCTGGATGCTGTTGGCGTTTCTTCTCCATACTAGAAAGAATACCACGAATATCGCGTACTGGAACAAGAACCTTAGCATCTGGCCAAACCTTGAATAGCTGATCTAAGTGGCCAATCCAAGAACGGCACTTGTCTGCAACTACTGGACGATCTGTAATGCTATTGAATGCGTTCTCGCATCCAGCCTTGACGTAATCTAAATACATAGGCTCAAGAACCTTT